TTCTCAAAATATCATTGAACATGTTAGAGAATCTCTTTCTCAAACGTCCAACAAACTTGCTGAATTTGACTTCATCTCTCAAAATTTCAGAAGAACGTCCAAGATTGAAACCACCCTCTCCTTCAATTCTAGATGTAGGTACGTTCAGTGCCTTATATAACTTTCTCTGGAAGTAGTTGATATCGGTAATTTCGCCAAGATTTTGTCCACCAGGAAGAGTAGTAATCTCAGTTCCTCTACCACCTTCACGTCTAGGAAGCCAAAAATCCTCCATCATGGACATGAATTTCTTGTCATCACGAATCTCACCAGTGTTTGCGTCATAGACAAGTTTGTTTCTATAACGCATCATGACATCACGGAGGTATTGTTCTGCCTTTTGTTTAGGCAGATTACCAACATCAATATAGAAAATACGACGTTCTGGTGCTCTAGACAGACGATAGATAACCAGAGAGTCCTCAATCATTCTAAGTTGATTGAGTGCTTTGATTGATTTGTGAAGATATGAAAGAGTAGAACCTTTGATTCTATCGACAAGTCCAGATGAACAGTATGTAACTGCATCTTTCGTCATCTTAATTTTAGAACCACCGCTACTAGTGTTAGTTGCACTAGGATATACATCCTTAGGAGTATATTCAAAGTATTCTTCAACCTCAGGAAAATCATAATCCATTGGATTCTTTGCACCAATGGCAGCATTTGCAAGACGAATTTTATCTTCGGGTTTTGCTTTGAGTTTTCTTACATAACGCATTTTCATTGCGTCAATGTAACGAAGTTCCTGAATTCCCTCTTCAGGTTTTTTCATATCGATGACTTTATGGTAGTAAAGTCTGCCGTCGATATACCAATTTCTATAGATTTCGTGTGCCTTATTATTAAAGTCGAGTAAGTCTAAAACAAACTTAAACTCTTCTCTAATTTTTTTCTTAATCCCATCACTCGCCTTAAGATTTGACAGTTCAATCTGAACTGGTGTATCTGGAGAGTCTGAAACAATTGCTTCGTTTACAATATCTTCAATTGCACTATCAACTTCAGGGTGCAGGGACATCTCCCTGTACCTCTTGATTAACTCTGTTTCAGTTCTATATACTCCCTCAATATCTACATAAGAACCAAAAAAACCACTCGTTAGGTAAAAGTCATTCCCGTCCGCATTATTAGGCGGGACGGGAGAGACCGTATCCTTACTGAGTGGTTCGTTGTCTTCAATTGAAAAACCAAATAATCTAGCAGACATTAGACTCGGAACTTTTTACCTGATATATTTATATTATCAGATAATGACTGTATTTGCCTGATCTGTAGCAGAACCAGATGCAGAGTTAGAACCAGATACAAAGTACTGAACCTGGAAAGTCACCTGGAATTCCTCAATCGCATTCTCATTTTCATAAGAAAGTTCGATGGGAGAGACTGTTGTTGGGAAGATACCTTCAAAGAAGTACGTTTTGAGTGGTTGAATACCTGTCGTACCACCAGCAGCATTTCCAACACCACTGTTTTCAGAAGAAAAACGTCCTTGGTTGTATCCTCTACCAAGTTGATGAACAACACCGTTGCCCATGTAAGCATCAGGTTTAGTTGCACCAGATGCATCAGACAGTTTGCTGATACCGTTCATCCACTGCTCGAAAGAATTTCTGAGTTTGAAATCTTCGTCGTTGATGACTGTAACAGTCCACTCATCAAAGGTTCTGTCACCAGCGACCTTCAGAGTTCTACCTCTAAAAGGAATTTCAATTGGAGTGACATTAGAACCAGGTAACTGAGCTGCCTTGCACAGGAACTGGAATGTTTCATTATCCCAGGCAGGTGCAAACTTGAAGTCATTGATGTTGACTTCAAACAGATTAGAGCGGGCACCGCCGCCCTGTAATCTGGATTTAAATTGAGAGATAGTTTTAAGGTTTGACATTGTTAGAATTCCTCCGTTTTGGTAATTATGTTATCAATCAAACTCTGCCAGTCACTTCCTGGAAATCAACGCCAGTTCTAGTAGCAACGAACGTCAGGGTGACGAAGTTGATAGAACGAGTTGGTTTCAAGAAGATGTCTGCGCGGAATTCATTGTTATCAATTACACTTGGAGTGTTGTTGGTTTCATCACAGATTACTCTGAAGTCAAAGAGTCCTCTCTTCGCCTGTACATCGCGGAGGTAAGGTTCAACAACATTCAGGAAGTTGTTACGAGTGATTTCATCGTTGAACTCGAAGAGTTGGTTGTTAGCAATTCCTTCGAGTGCCTTCTCAACGGTAAGGAAGAGACGGCGAACGTTGATTCTGTCGAACGCGGATGCGAAGGACAATCCAGTTCTATCACCGAAGAGAATGACGCCAGAACCAGGTTGATTGATGATAGCGTTGATTCTAGACTCATACAGCGAGTCTCTCTGTGCCTTATTGGGGTTGTATGCAAGTTTGATTGCATTATTCAGAGTTCCTCTGTTAGCACCTGCGGGAGAATACCAAGGGAACTGCTCAACTTCAGTTCTAACCATCAATCCAGCAACGTCAGCGTTGGTTGGAAGGAATCTAAACTGATTGTTGAATCTGTCGTAGGTGTACTTGTAACCCGAATCAAACACCGCATAGGATGAGGAGGTGATAGGCGCGAAGAACTTGATGACGTTATTCGTCTGATCTGCTGCGCTGGTTACGTTAACAACATTTCCTCTATCAGGAGAGATGACTGCAATACAATCCTTTCTATCGTTTGCGATAGAGATAAGTTTGTTTGCCTTTGCCTGAGACTCTTCCTCAACAGAAAGTCCAGGTCCATTAATCAGGAAGTCAACAGTTTGCTCATCCTTGTTAGCGAACAAATCATAAGATGTTGACAAGTCTCCCAGAGTTGCGGCATATCCACCCTGATCGGTGTAAACCTTACCGCCTGCGAGATTGTAAGTAACGTTGCCCAATGCGGCGAAGGTTACATCCTGAGTATCTTGTGCCCAGAGTCCGTTTGCAGTGGTTACTGGAGTAAAGTCGGTAGAGAATCCAGTTGCTCTTGGTTCGGTAGCATGATATGCATCCAATCCTGCGGATGGATTTCTTCCTGCGTAGACGTATTGAGATCTTTGTGCGAGGAAGTCCTTGTAGAAACTTCTTTCTGGAGACTCAACGGAGGATACGCCATCTGCTGCTTTAGAGAGGAACGTATTGCTCTCAAGAATTGTGCCCTTGACACCAGTGACAGTACCGTTGTCATCAACGATAGCGACGTGCATCGCATCACCTTTACTGTTTCTGTCAAGACTATATTGGTTGGTTACAGGCTTGCTTGCAAGTTGCTTCCAGAAAATAGTTGAGTTAGTCAGCGAAAGTGTTTGTCCGTTGTACCAGTCGGTTACAGTTCCAGCAGTTCCTGCGAGAGCAGCAGCGTGTCCGCCACCAGTATTAACACCAGAGTTGTTAACAAAGTGAAGGGTATCTCCAGTCTCAATGGAAGAGAGAGGATCGTTTTCTTTGTAGGTAATTGCGGTTTCTGTTCCTGCACCAGAGACTCTAGAAACAATTTTAACGTCAATTGTAGATGCACCGTTTGTTGCATCAGTGCTAACGCCAGTGATGATTGCCTTAAGATGTCCATCAACGCTGGAAGTTGTACCAATGCCAGCGAGAGTTCCAGATAATGTGGTGGTAACACCGAAACCGATTGTGCAACCAGCGTTGCCTAAGTCAGTTGTAGTAACACCGATTACCTGATCTGCTAAGTCGTCGATGAAGCAAACCTTCAGTCCATTACCCCAAGTACCTGGAGTTTTTGCTGCATACGTGAAGTTCTGAGCGTTGTCAGAATAATTCGCTTCGTAGTCGTCGAAATTCTTAATTTTTGCTGAGGTTGTGCTTGCTGCACCAACACCAGCGTTTGCGTTGTTAAGGTTTGCACCGTTCGTTCTTACAACCTTAAGAACGCCTCCATAAGAAAGGTAAGAGGCTGCGCTCATCCAATATTCGTACTGTCTATCAGTAGAGATTGGTTTACCAAAAACACTGATGAGCTGCTGCTCAGTTGTAATGTCTACTGCTTCGTCTACAGGTCCCAGTTCAAAAGGTCCTGCAATCGCACCAACGTTCGACAGAACGTTATCAGCTCTCCCTAAGGTAAGATCAACTTCCCTCGTAATTACACCGGGAGATAATTGAGGAGTTGCCATGCTAGTTGTCTCCGAGTCTCAAGTTTATCTGTAGATATTTAGAATTTAGAGCACTTTCAGAGGGGAAACATGACGTGAACTACCAGTCTGGATATTCCCATAGGTTATTACATCTTTTAGTTTCTCTTATTCTTTTTATCGTGCATTCCTTACACTCATACGAATATGATGATGCTACTGGACCTCTATCTTTTCTAGTTCTGTAAAATCCCTCCATTAAATTTTTCTCTTCTCCGCAGATACGACACTTCCTGTCTGTCAACAACAGATGTCCTAACTTTATCTGCTTATCAAACTCCATTACCTATAGTTCCACATATAATCCATACCGCCTGCAGTATTTCCATATTCAGATGCATTATACCATCTATCTCCATCTTCAACAAAACTACTATCTCCTAATCCATCATCTAAGAATCCAAAAGGTGCCATGTCCTGTTCAATCTGATTCTTTTGCTCTTCATACAATCTCTTACGAACATCCTGATCGGTAAGTTCCTTGAAATAGTCCATTTGAACTAACCAAGCATAGATGACGAGACACATTGCCAAGTCATCATTGCACCCTTCCTCTGCCTCAAATGAGTTGTGTTTTGAGATAAAGGTTGTCAACTCTGAGATAATCTCATAGTCTGTGAAGAGAAGTTTGTTTTCTTCAATTAGAGTCTTTAAGTTCAGAGAACCAACCTTCTTAACGGTTTTAGACATCTTGACACCTAACTGTGTCTTCTTACCAGAGAATCCTTGTCCAACAATTTGTCCTGCTCTACCTCTCATAGAACACATCAATAAATTTTGATACTCCAAATCATATTGAAGAATACTTGCAACCTGATCTCCAATATCATTTACTTCGCATAAAATATATGCGCTATTGTAACTCTTTGCTAATTCGTAGATAATGTTTGGGAATAGCATAGGTTTAATATCATTATTCCTATACTTTCCAACAACCTTATGCGGAAATTCTGTAATATCTACGATTACAAATGCTGAGTAGTCTTCGCCAACACCTCTCGCCACATCAACCGTCATTACATAATCATGTTTGTCTTGAGGTTGCTCATAGATATCCAATCCAGCATTTCTCTTGATTGGGTTTTCGTAGATAAGAGAACGTAATTTACTGGGAGCGATTAGTGTATCAACAGAACCAAGGAACTCACACTCAAACTCAACCTTGAACTGTGCTTCAGATGTGTTTTTAATTGTGGTTGCTTTCCACTTCTCATCACGTCCTGGAACTTCACTCCAGTGAACATCAGTTGGAATATATTCATTCTTCTCTTTTTCCGCATCATGCCACATACGGTAGAAGTGATTCATACCATGTGGCGTGGATACAATAATTACTTTGGT